TACGGCCCAGCTTCGTCTACTGACAACGCTATAGTAAGGTTTGATAGCACCACTGGTAAATTGATTCAGAACTCTGTTGGCATTTTAAGCGATGCAGGCATTCTGACTGGTTTGACTGGCATTACATCTTCTGGCTCCATTACGTTCTCTAGCCTGACTTCTGGTCGCGTAACTTACGCAGGAGCATCTGGTCTTCTCCAAGACTCTGCAAACCTGTTGTACTCTGGTACTGATCTGACTGTTTATGGTCTAACAGTAGGCCGTGGTGCGGGTGCTGTGTCTACCAATACTGCGGTGGGTGCTAGTGCTTTGGCGGCTAATACTACGGCAACTGACAACACGGCAGTTGGATACCGCGCAATGCTTAACAGCACGGGCGACCAAAACACCGCGATTGGTATGCAGGCTTTGTTGACCAACACTACGGGCACTCAAAACACGGCACTTGGTCGCAATGCTTTGGTATTTAATACCACAGGGGGCGCAAGCGTAGCGGTTGGTCATTCTGCTCTTTTGAACAATACTACGGCAGGTGGAAATGTCGCTATGGGCTTCCAATCAGCCCAAACAAACACTACTGGTTCTGGGTTGGTTGCATTGGGCTACCAAGCACTTCAATTAAACACCACAGCATCTAACAATACCGCTATTGGATATGTTGCTGGTTACAACAACACTACAGGCGCTCAAAATACCTTTCTTGGAAGCAGTACTGGGTATTACCAGACTACAGGCAGTTACAACACAGGTCTTGGTCAATCTGCTTTACAAGGGGCGTCCGGTACATCGACTGGTTCAGCTAACACCGCAGTTGGACAATCTGCTTTGTTTTCAAATACCACTGCTTCATACAATACTGCAGTAGGTTATCAAGCAATTTACAACAATACTACTGGGCAAGTTAATACGGCTGTTGGTTCATTTTCGCTATTTACAAACTCAACTGGTTCGGATAATAGCGCATTGGGTTATACGGCTCTTTATTTAAACACCACAGGTTCATACAACACAGCTATTGGTCGCCAAGCTCTCTACTCAAACACCACAGCATCTAACAATACTGCTGTAGGTTATCAGGCAGGGTATAACAACACCACTGGCGATGAAAACACATCTTTAGGCGCTACTGCGCTGTATACCAATAGCACTGGGACAAGAAACGTTGCAGTAGGTCGTGCGGCTTTAGAAGGCAACACCACTGGCAGTAATAACACTGCGCAAGGTTATCAGGCCCTGCAAGCCAACACTACAGCATCTGAAAGCACTGCGGTTGGTTATCAAGCTGGTTATGCCAACACAACTGGCGCAAATATTACTGCGCTTGGTTCTTTTGCATTGCGGTCTAACACAACTGGTAATTACAACTCCGCAGTTGGCTCTGTTGCTTTGTATTCAAATACAACTGGCGCAAACAATACTGCCGTTGGCTACTACGCTTTATATCTAAATTCCACAGCCTCAAACAACACTGCTGTAGGCTATCAGGCGGCTTATAGCACTACGACTGGTTCTAACAATGATGCGTTTGGTCGTCAGGCGCTTTACACAAATAACACTGGCGACTTGAATGCCGCTTTTGGTCAAAATGCTTTGTTCAGCAATACCACTGGTACAAGTAATGCCGCTTTTGGTATTAACAGTGGCTATTCAAACACTACTGGTTCATACAATGTGTTCTTTGGTAAAGATGCATTGCGCTCCAACACTACAGCATCTCAAAACACTGCTGTTGGCTATCAAGCGGCTTACTCAACTACAACTGGTTCTACAGTTGATGCATTTGGTTCTCAAGCATTGTTTGCCAACACAACTGGTGCAAATAACGTTGCTGTAGGCTATCGCTCTCTTTACTCCAACACCACAGCATCTAACAATACTGCTGTAGGTTATCAGGCAGGGTATAACAACACCACTGGAACAAAAAATACATTCTTAGGAACTTATGCTGGTTACTTGGGAACTACTGGAATAGAAAACACGTATCTTGGATACGGTGCTGGCCCATCTTTAACCCCAGCATCTACAGGTTCTTACAACACAGTTGTTGGCACTTTAGCGCTTCAAACAGTTACATCTGGTGCAAACAATACGGCTCTTGGGCACAATTCCTTATTCTCCAATACCACAGCTTCAGACAACACTGCAATTGGATACCAAGCGGCATATACCAACAGCACAGGCACACGAAATGTTGCAGTGGGTCGTGATGCGTTGCATGAGGCTTTGTTGAATGACAACACTGGCGTTGGTTATCGTGCGGGTTATTTAACGACAAGTGGTCAATACAATACATCGCTGGGTTCACAAGCCCTCTACTCCAACACCACAGCATCAAACAATACTGCTGTAGGTTATCAGGCGGGGTATTCAAACACGACTGGTACATTAAACACCTTTGTTGGAGCAAACTCAGGACAAAGCACAACTACTGGTGGAAGCAATACATTCCTTGGATTGAACGCTGGTTACTATGTAACAACTGGCGGTAAAAACACCATTGTTGGTCAATACACAGGTAACGCAGGTGGCTTAGACATTCGCACAGCAAGCAACTACATCGTGCTGTCTGATGGGGATGGAAATCCAGTAGTCGTTACTAAAACAGGGCAGACTGTTGCTCTTGAAGGCGCTGGCTCGTATGTTGGGACAGGCATTACATTCCCCGCAACTCAAGTCGCATCATCAAACGCCAACACGCTAGATGATTATGAGGAGGGGACTTGGACACCAAGGATTTCTGGCACTAGTGGTGGAGATTACACGCCCAACGGCGCTAACAATGGCTATTACACTAAAGTCGGCAACTTGGTCACGGTGTGGGCAACAGTTGGATGGAATGCGCAAGTGACGGCTTACAGTGGACTTCTTTTAATTACGGGACTGCCATTTTCATCAACATCAAGCTCAAACTTCAGGACATCAAATGCATTTCCAGCGCAGTCCGTTGGCATATACGCTTCCGGGTCGTATAACGCACTTCTTTTAGGCATGGATCCAAACACTGCAACTTTGTACATAATCCAAAAAAATGACACGATAACAAGTGGGACAAATTATACACACACTCCCGTTGTGCTTTCTACTGGAGAGTTGTACGGTGTTTCTATTAGCTATCGCGTTTAATATATAAAAGGAAATTACCATGAGCACATTTACCGAAGTTGTTTACATCTCTGAGTTCAACATCCAGCCCAACGGCTGCATTGGTGTTCGCAAGACTACCGATGTCCTAAAGGATGGTGTTGTAATTTCATCAACCTATTGGCGTTGCGTACTTATACCTAATGACCCGCAGGCATCCACAGTGCTGGATGAGGCGTACTACGCCAACATCGCCACATACGCTTGGAGCCAACCATCACCCCAGCCATACAACCCTAACCCACCAACCGGAGTTTAAACATGACTACATTCACCACAACCGTCACAGCGATGTACACATTGCAGACACCCGATCCCGATTACGTTGTCAATGTACTTTGGCAAGTCACAGGCGTAGATGGCGCTTACACTGCCTCTATTGGTGGCAACACGCAGTTTAACTCTGCTGACCAAGTAGGCGCATTTGTTCCTTACGATCAGCTGACAGAAGAAATTGTCATTGGCTGGATTCCCGCCAATCAGATTGCAAGCGCACAGTCGTGCGTGCAGGGCCAACTGGATTCAATGGCAAACCCTCCAGTTAGCCCCCAGAATACGCCATTACCGTGGTCTGCTTAACTAGCTGCTAACAAATGACTGCCTTCTATGTGTATGAACACATCCGTAGAGATACGGGGGCAGTCTTTTATGTAGGCAAAGGGCGTGGCGGTCGCCACTGTTCTAAGCGTGACAGAAACCAATATTGGCATAATGTTGTAAACAAGGCTGGCGGGTTTGATTACCGTGTTCTTATTGAAGACCAGTCTGAAGAATTGATATTGCTTGCTGAAATAGAAAAGATCAACCAATTACGGATGCTTGGTGTTGCGCTTGTTAACTTGACCGATGGCGGTGAGGGCATTACAGGATTAAAACACTCAGAAAAAAGCAAACTGGTTATGAGTCAAAATCGCAAAGGCAAAAGCCACAAGCATACGCCTGAGTCAATTGAGAAAATTAGGCAGGCAAATACAGGTGTTATTTTTTCTGATGAACGTAAAGAAAAGTTACGGCAAAAGGCTTTAGGCAGGAAGATGCTGCCCCATGTGCGGGAAGCTCTGAATGAAAGAATGAAGTCGTTTAAACAATCAGAAGAAACCAAAGAGCATTTGAGGCAGTTAAATATTGGTCGCAAACATACGCCAGAAGCTTTATTAAAAATGAGTGCATGGCAAATTGATCGACCAAAGTTGACCTGTCCACATTGCAATCGCGCTAGTAGTGCTGGTAACGCCAGCCGCTGGCATTTTGATAACTGTAAATTAAAAGGTACAAAATGAGTAAAGACATGAAAAAAACTCAGATTACTATCGACGGTAAAGAATTTTTATTTGAAGACATGACGCAACAGCAACAAATGTTGTTAAATCATGTAGCAGATCTTGACCGAAAATTGGATTCGGCTAGGTTCTCGGTTGATCAATTGCAGGTCGGTAGAGACGCATTCTTCAAGCTGCTAAAAGAAGCGCTGGAAACCAAGCCTGAAGAGGCTGTGTCTGACGTAGAGCCTAAGTAAGCTCTAGGAATAGCCGTGTTTGGTTTCTCTAGCTTTGCCCAGACCCCCTTCGCTACGTTGGGTAGTACTGAGTACGGCTTGACCGTGACGGAGAATTTATTCTCTGGCGACTCTAGCGCCCAAACATCGGCTTTCCTCCAGTCAATCACTGAAGCCTTCACATCAGGCGATATTAATTCAGCGGCTGGGTTGTTCATTGTTACCCGCAACGAAAACTTCACATCAGGCGATTCCAGCACGCAGCAGACATCGTTTACACACAGCATTACCGAAAACTCAACATTAAACGACCCGATTAGCGTTCAAGTAAGCACCAACGCTTCCCTGACAGAAAACTTTAGCGCCGCAGACGCAAACGCCACGGCCTCTGCCTTTTTGCAATCCATTGTGGAAAACTTCCTTGCTGAAGACTCCGCAATAATTTCCACTATCTTCCTCTACGATGTAATTGAAAACATCGGAGTGGACACTGTTTTAGTAGCTACAGCAAACTTTGCGGCAAGCGTTGCCGAAAACGTTGTAATGAAGGAAAATACAGTTGTTGTTGGATGGTTCAAAATACCCACGGACACCAATGCCAATTGGTCTACGATTGTTGATACGCAGTCACCTGATTGGGTCATTATTGAAACACCTCAAACACCGTCATGGACTGTGATTAACAACTATCAATAATTCCAAAGGAATACTAAATGGCGAGCACCTACTCTAATCTAAAATTTGAGCTCATTACAACAGGCGAGCAATCGGGCTCGTGGGGTGGCACCACCAACACCAACATTGGCACAGCCATTGAGCAGGCCATTGTGGGTATGGCTACCCTGACATCCTCAGATTTCACCACCAACGTTGCCACATTGACGTTGACCAACACCAACACAGCGCAGAATGCCCGCGCACTGTGTTTGAACATTGCTGCTGGAGCGGTATCCGCTGCGGGGACTATCAATGTGCCGGCAATCCAGAAGCCCTACATAGTCATCAACAACAGCAGTTATGCTGTGACTGTAAAAGTATCTGGCCTGACAGGTGTGGCTGTTCCCTCTGGAAAGCGCACTGTTGTCTATAACAACGGCACGGACGTTGGCAATCAGGTTGACTACTTGGCTTCTTTGACTCTGGGCACTGCGCTTCCAATCGCTTCTGGTGGTACGGGTCAAGTAACAGCTACAGCTGCAACCAATGCGCTGCTACCTTCTCAGACTAGCAACAGCGGAAAGTTTTTAACTACAGACGGAACCAATACTTCTTGGGCAACTGTTGGTAGTTCAGGTACTGTTACTTCGGTAGCTTTTTCTGGCGGTACAACAGGACTATCTTCTACTGGCGGTCCTATTACCACTAGCGGAACAATCACACTAGGCGGAACGCTTGCAATTGCCAATGGTGGTACGGGCTCCACATCTACTACGTTTGTTAACTTGGCGTCAAACGTCACGGGCACATTGCCTATTGCCAACGGCGGTACAGGCTCTACATCCACAACTTTCGTTAACTTGGCTACTAATGTCACGGGCAATTTGCCTGTTACTAATTTAGGTAGCGGCACTGGCGCGTCGTCTAGCACATTCTGGCGTGGTGATGGTACATGGGCTGCTGGGACAGCACCCACCGCTGGCTCTGTTGGTAGCTACGCACAGGCGTATTCTGCAAGCAGTCTGCTTGCGTTTGGTTCGACAACAGCTGGTAGTAATTTGCTAACTGGTTGTATGGCGAGTATCTCTGGGTCTCTTCAAATTAGTTACGATGCTGGAAGCGGCGCGCTATCTGGAACGTGGCGAATTATGGGTAGCACAAACGGCATCGGGACTACAGATAATATTGCGTTAACCACATACGTCCGAATTGCTTAAAGGAATAAAAAATGTTAACAATTGAATATGCATACAACCCAGTTTATTCAAACGAAGCTGGCACCTCAATTGATTTGATGGTTAAGTTTGTTGAGATGGCTGAAGTGCTCCCGTTTACCGCAAGACCTAATGATGTCGAAGAATACGGGCGACAACTCTATGCAAATGCTTTGACTGGTGAGTATGGCCCTGTTGGTCCATATGTTCCGCGCACTGCTTAAAGTATGTTGTACCCAAATTCAACGCCTGAGTTTCGGATACTGATAAAACTAAACGGCGCTCAAGTGCTTCAAGTTCGGTATATAAATTCTAGCGTTGGATACACAAGTAAGTGGCAGGATATACCAACAGTGGTAGAAAAATAAATAATGCATGCGCTGGTTTTGGCTGTTGCTCATAGGTTGGATGTTTTGGGCGCAGGCAAAAGCCCCGTGCATAGTCTCGGACTTTTATGGGCTGAGCTGGATACATGAGCCAACGTTGCGTCACATAGAGCTATCTAGGTGGCTGACCACAAATGGTGATAGCTGCAATTCAGAGCAGTTGGTAGGAATTTGGAACAACCTTGCCCTATGGGCTGGGGTTGCGGATAGTGCAGAGTTAAGAAGCAAAGTGCTGTATTACTATGCAAGGGCGGTGGAAAGGGAAAAGAAATGATTACCTTTGATAAATGGTATGGGCTGGTTAGGCCGACTTATACCGCCACACAGTTGGCGTTTGACAAGGCTGTTGAGAAGGCTCAGGAAGAGTACAGGTACGCTGTAGCAGCCAACAAGTTGGAATGGAAGACGCTTGAAGCTGAACTCGAAATGTACGATAAGAAGGCCCGGCAAAATACTATTGAGCTTGGTTCGTTTGAGAACCGTAGGCGCTTTCAGATTTTTGTATAAGGATGCGTGATGACTAAGAAACCGCCGCCACATGTTCCAGACACAAAAGAAAAACTGACGCTTTATGTCACGTTGATGGTCAGCACCACTTTGTGCCTTTCTGTACTGGCTATGGTGATTGCGTTCATGCTCGGCCTGTGGGCCAAGGAGGTTGATAATGCCGAGATCTTCAAGATGATCAGCCCCGCCTTTAGCACCCTGATTGGCGGCATGATTGGATTCTTGTCGGGCATCAAACTCATGCAAAATGAAGACACCAAACCCAAGGACAAATCATGTTAACTTTACTCTCCACATTACTTTCTTTCCTAATGGGCGGTTTGCCCAAGATGCTTGAGTTTTTCCAAGACCGGGCAGACAAGAAGCACGAGCTAGACCTAGCCCAGATGCAGATTACCCGTGAGTTAGAACTACGCAAAGCTGGCTTTGAGGCTCAAGAGCGGATTGAGAACATCAAGTCAGAGCAGCTTGCCACCGAAAGCGCTGCCAATACTCAGCAGGTTTTGATTGGCGCTCAGCAAGCAGAAATGCAGGCTCTGTACGCCCACGACATGAGTTTAAACGAGGGAACATCTACATGGATGAAAAACCTTAGAGCAAGTGTGCGCCCTGTCATTACTTACGGGTTCTTTTTCCTTTTGCTGTTTATTGACATTGGCCTGTTTGCTTATGGCTGGAATCGTGGTGTGCCGTTTACAGAGTTGGCTGAGATGCTGTGGGATTCTGACACCCAAGCCCTGTTTGCATCAATCATTGCTTTCCACTTTGGTGGTCGGGCTTTTGGCAAATGAACATCAGCCCTAAAGCTATCAAGATGGTGATGCATCACGAGGGCGTGAGGCAGAAACCCTATAAATGTCCGGCAAAACTGTGGACTGTAGGGGTGGGTCATGTGATGTTTCCAGAGCAAGGCAAACTCAAGATAGACCAACGGGATGCCTTTGTGCCGCCCCCAGAGGCCATGCGTAAACATTCAATGGAGGAAGTCGATGCAATACTTAGGGCAGACCTTACTAGGTTTGAGAAAGGCGTGGCTACTTATTGTCCTGTGCCTCTTACTCAAGGACAGTTTGATGCACTGGTTTCATTTTCTTTCAATGTAGGCCTAGGCACGCTACAGCGCTCAACTCTGCGTCAAAAGGTACTGCGTGGCGATATGGCTGGCGCAGCAGAAGAGCTCTTGAAGTATTGCATGGCGGGGGGTAAAATTCTCAAAGGGCTACAGAATCGTCGGATTGACGAGCGTGCCGTGTTTCTATCTTAGGACTGCCGATGCCGCTCAAAAAACTTATCCTGAAAGCTGGTGTAAACAGAGAAAACACTCGCTACACCAATGAAAACGGATACTATGTTTCTGACAAAGTGCGTTTTCGTCAGGGTACGCCTGAGAAAATTGGCGGTTGGACCCGCCTTTCTACCGACTATTTTCTAGGAGTTTGCCGCTCCTTATGGAATTGGGTGACGTTAGGAGGCGCTAACTATCTTGGCGTTGGCACAAACTTAAAGTTTTATATTGAATTTGGTGGTGCTTATTACGACATTACACCCTTGCGTGTAGTGCCAGCCCCGACCATTAACAATAACCCATTTGCAGGCGACGGGACAACCACCGTTACTGTTACCGATACCGCTCATGGCGGATTGACTGGCGACTTTGTGACGTTCAGCGGTGCAACAGGCACCTATTCCACCATCTTTAACGCTGAGTATCAAATTACTGTTTTAACGGTGGACACCTATACCATTACCACAACGTCTGTAATTGCAGCTGGATCTTATGGCGGGGCCTCGGTCGTAGCGGCTTATCAAATCAATATTGGTGCAGCCTATGCAACAGTGAACATTGGCTGGGGTTCAGGTGCTTGGGGTGCTGGGCCATGGGGCACTGGCGGTGGCGCATCAGCTGTTCCAGTCCGATTATGGTCACAAGCCAACTTTGGTGAAAACTTAATATTTGGCTATCGTGGTGGACCCATATATTATTGGGATAACACCACCGGTCTTGGAACTCGTGGTGTTTTGGCTTCCGGCATCATAGGCTCTTCCGATGTGCCTGTAGTGCAGAATTTTCTTTTGGTATCTGACGCTTCACGGTTTGTGTTTGCCTTTGGAGTCAATGATTATGGGAGCGCAACGCAGAACCCCATGTTAATTCGTTGGTCTGCCCAAGAAAGTGTGACCAACTGGACACCTGCCGCAACCAATCAGGCGGGTAGTTTGCTGTTGTCTCATGGCTCTAAAATCGTTACCGCCATTCAAACTCGCCAAGAAATTGTAGTTTTGACTGATTCTTCTGTGTATTCTTTGCAATACCAAGGGTTGCCGGTAGTGTGGAGCTCCCAGTTATTGGGCGACAACATTTCAATTGCCAGTCCCAATGCTGCTGCCGTTGCATCCAGCGTTGTGTATTGGATGGGTGTCGATAAGTTCTACAAATACGATGGCCGGGTGCAGACTCTGCGTTGTGATTTGCGTAAGTTTATTTTCAATGATATTAATTTAGAGCAAAGCGATCAGTTCTTTGCTGGCACTAACGAAGGTTTTAATGAAGTTTGGTTTTTCTATTGCTCAGCCGATTCAACGGAAATTGACCGATATGCGGTCTTTAATTATTTTGAGAACAACGGCGAAGGCGTATGGTATTACGGCACTCTGGCTAGAACCGCATGGCTCGACTCAGGATTGCGCCGTTACCCCATGGCCGCTACAACAGTCAACAACATTGTCTACCACGAGCTTGGCAACGACGACAATACAACCGCAACCTCATTGCCCATTAACTCTGTAATTGAGACGGCTGAGTTTGACATTGATGATGGCGATCATTTTGGATTTGTATGGCGTATCTTGCCTGACATCACCTTTGATGGCTCGGATGCCGCCAGCCCGCAAGTCACCATGACGTTGATTCCCATGCAAAATTCGGGCTCTGGGTATAACGATCCTATTTCATTGGGTGGCAATAGCAATGCCACCGTTGTGCGTACAGCGACTGCGCCTATTGAGGAGTTTACCGGACAGGTTTATGTCAGGGTGCGTGGCCGTCAAATGATTATGAAGATTGAAAACAACCAACTAGGCTGTGCTTGGCAGTTAGGTAGCCCACGTATTGACATCAGACAAGATGGTCGCAGGGGTAACTCATGATTGTTAAATCAGAATACGAACTTGGTCAGGTGGCATCACCTAACTTGCCGTTGGCGACTGAAATCTATTCGCGTACGTACCAAGACCAACTTAACAACGTACTGCGTTTATATTTCAACA